TGATTAAGTATGTCGTAAGGCAAAAATTCAAGAACGGATTAGAAGATTTAAAGAAAGCCAGGTGGTATTTAGATAAACTTATATCTACACATCCTGATTCAACATAATAGGATAAGCATCAACACATTGCACAGCGACTGTATTTGTAGGATTCTGTGCCATCATTATGTTACCAAAACTCTCAGCTGCTAATTCACAAGATTCTTTTGTATCGAAATATCTTTCACCTGCTACACGAATACAATCATCGTATGGTTGTGCTACGCAAAAGACTCCTACTAAAAAATATTTTATGATCAATTTAATTTATCTCGTGTTAAGTATACAAGATAATCTTTAACATTACTCCTAGTAAATAGCTCTGTGACAAAGTTAGCGTAGGCGTTCACTACATTCTCTTCTTCATTAGCCTTTTCTAAATTGTATTGATAATAACAGCAATGAAATAGCTCATGAACCAATAAATTAAAGGTATTTTCATTTTCCAATAGCATGATGTTTTCATCAAGTACTATTGTAAGTGGTGGTTTAGAGTGAAAAGAGCCTTGCTGTTCACCTACCTCGTAGGCTAAATCGTGGCTGACAAGCTTTAAATGAACTTTAAAAGGACCTATTTCTATTACATCAGGTCTTTTTGGTGGTTTCACTATTTTTTCTTCTTATCTTTTTTCTTTTTCTTTTTCTTTTTCTTCTTCTTGTCTTTGTCTTTTTTATCGTAATGACTTGGCATTTTAATCTTTTTTCTTAGCACTCATAAGAGGAATAGCTGCGTTTATTTTTTTTCCAACACTTTTTAAAGCTGCAGGAGTTACAGTTTTTGTAACACTGACACCGTTTACAGAATTGATCGCTCTTCTTAAATCATCCATATTTAATCTACCAGTTGGTTTTCTCTCTCTAGCTAATTTAAGTGCTGTGGCAGTTTTACCAAACTCTTTAAGTTTACCTGGTTTATTATCAGCTTTTTGATAAAGATTCTTAACTATCTTGCCTTTAGAGTCTCTGACTGGTTTTTTTCCGTTTGACATAATTATTTTCCTTTCGGTTTTTTACCACGTTTCTTCATATTTATAGCAATTGCAGCCTGACGTTTCAACTTTTTCTTTTTACCACCAGTCAATTGCTTAGGTATTTGTGCTCGTGAAATAGGCATATAGTTGTATAGAATATATTTTATTTTATCTTTTACAATTTTTTTCTTAATATGAGGTTACCTAGGTTACTTTTGTAATAAGTTATTGATTCTACTATATTTTATAGGTAACTTATAGGTAACTTATAGGTTACCTAGTAACTTTTACTATACATGCCTTGCGAAATAATTAGTGATAAATAATAATAATAATGTATATATAAAACAACTATATATGATTTTGATATGGGCAACGTAAGAAAGTTAACAACAAAACAACATAAGTTTGCAGTGTTACTAGTTACCAAAGGTGATAGAATGTCTGCAAAAGAGTGTGCAATTGAAGCAGGTTTTTCTGAAAAGTCAGCACAGCAAGCTGCAGCTAATCTGACAAATCCTAAAATGTTTCCGTTAGTTGTTAGTGAAATAGAAAGATTACGTAGAGAATGGGAACAAAAATACAAAGTAACATATGGCAGACATATTCGTAGGTTAGACGATTTATCCCGTGGTGCAGAAGAGGCAGGTAATTGGGCAGCAGCTGTAGCAGCTGAAAAGTCAAGAGGCCAGGCAGCAGGATTGTACATAGATAGAAAAGAAATACTTACAGGATCAATAGATCAGCTATCTAAGGCTGAAGTTGAGGAAAAACTCAAAGAAATAGAAAAACAATTTAGCATAAATACAGACGTTATTGACATTACACCAGAAGATTAGCCTTGCAATTTATAACTTTATGGGATAACTTATAAAGAATAAGGAGAATCTAGAATGACGAGATCTTATAAAAAAACATTTGTAAGGATTGATCTTGATAAAACAGAGTTTGACATTATGTGCAACGTGCTAGACATGTCTTTGTTTGGTAGAAACAATCTTAAAAATCCATTGGTAAAAATCTTTTTACCTAAAATTAAATACACACTAGAACAAGAAGCAAAGAAAGGAGGTAAGAGAAAATTAAAAGATGTCTAAAATAATAGTAGCATTAGAACAGATAGATGAGGGCGCAATCAATCCTGGAACTGGTATGTATGAACAACCAATTTGGAAAATAACACTGAAAGGTCAGGAAGAAAGACTGTTAGGTAAACACAAAATGGAAGAGTACATATCTAAATCTTTTGGCAAAGCAATACACAGATTTAAAAGATGGAAAGTTTTAACTAAGACAAGTGAAACACATGTGTATGTAATTATTTTTTCAGATCGCACACATGAAATGTTAACACCAAATCAGTTGATGGATAGCATATATCAAGGTCATAGTGTACGAAATGATAACAAGCTTGACTATATAGATAAAGATTTAGCTGCAAAAGGTGGCAAGAGTCCAATATTTATACCAGAAGAAAATGACAAAGAAGTATAAACATTTAGATTTGTTTTCAGGTATAGGTGGATTTAGTTTAGGTTTAGAAGCTACAGGTGCTTTTGAGACTGTAGCGTTTTGTGACTACGATCAATACTGTCAAAAAGTTTTACGTAAACATTGGCCGTGGGTTACAATTTATGACGATGTAAAGGAGTTAAATAGTGAAAGATTATCAGCAAATGGACATACTGAAGTCGACATCATCACAGGAGGATATCCGTGTCAACCGTTCAGCATCGCTGGACGCCAAAAAGGCGAGCAAGATCCGAGACACGTCTGGCCAGAAATGTTTAGACTTGTCAAAGAACTCAGGCCGACTTGGGTTATTGGAGAAAATGTTAGTGGACACATTAAACTCGGTTTGGACACCGTACTCGAGAACTTGGAGAGTGAAGGTTACGCCACAAGGGCGTTTAGTATTTCAGCTTCGAGCATCGGCTCCAACCACCAAAGGGAAAGGGTATGGATTATTGCCAACACCAATGAGCTCGGATGGGACAACTGGATCTATAATAGGGAAGAACGACAAGTTTCGAATGACAAAGAACGGAACATTGAGGAAAGTGAATCAGAACGGGATAGACGGATCGATAGGATTAGGCAGGTTAGTCAAACTATGGAGGACACCAGATGCACACAGTGGCCGTGGTCCTTCTTCCAAAACCAGGATGAAGATGAAACTAGAGAAGGGTATGCCGATCAGTTTGAACGATCAAGTGGCACACCCGAATCTGATGTGGCCGACACAGAAGTTCCCGACACCGACAGCGAGGGATTGGCGGGACGCTGGTCCGAATGTAAATTACCAGAAGATCAAAAAGAAGGGGAGATTGGCTGGTCACAGTGGTGGCAGTCTGAACCCAACGTGGGTAGAGTGGCTAATGGGATACCCAAAAGGGTGGACAGACTTAAATCATTAGGTAACAGTTTAGTCCCAATGATACCTTACTATATTGGGATGAGCATCAAGAAAGGAGATATGTTATGGACAAAGTAACATTGAGTATAGCACGTCAACAAAGAGCATTGAGAGCAATGCATGCAGCTAAGTCAACTGCATTCAAGCATTTTTGGTTTAATGTTTTTGGCAAGATACTCTCAAAAAGCATCATAAAAAATGAAGACGGTGTGCCATATGACAGTGAAACCAGAAACTAAATTTTGGAAAAAACTGAAGGAGATAACTCCTGAAATACATTGGACTAGGATAGAATCAATTAGTTCACCTGGCGTGCCTGATTTACATGGAGTTTTTCGTGGTAAAGATGGATATCCAATAAGCTTTTTTGTAGAATTAAAATGTACTAAGCTGAAAAAAATAGCATTGACTCCACGTCAAATATCGTGGAATTACAGCTATAATGAAGCAGGTGGATTGAATTTTATCATGGCAATGGCCCTCTCTAATAGAGCATTGTATATTTATTCGGGTGGCATGGCTCGTGAACTCTCCATTACGGGGCTTAGTACTGAGCCCCTGGCCATACTAGAGTATCCGTGGAACCCGGGCCGCATGCTGCAGGTGATGGAATCATTTCTCCATTACCGAGAAACGTGTGACGTTGCCACCGAATCATAGACTCATGGAGCTAAGGCCCAGGTAACTGGGTGCTTGACAAAAGGGTAAAGATCCTATAAAGTTGGGACATGATTAGTTTAGCTCTCCATTACGCATTAGTGGTGCTATGCCTCTGCATCGCCATGTTTATCCAGTACCCCAGAACCAGGACGCCCGTGATGGTAGCTGCCATCATGGTGATTCTCCATTACACGTAGCCCACGGATCTTTCGAAGAAGATTATGGTCACGCACTGCCCCAGGCAGCCGCATCTCCATTACGGGTGCGCTACGAATCTTTCGATGTAAAGCTAAAAGTGGTGCACTGTCCACCTGCTGTTCGTAGTTTGTTCTTCTTTCTCCATTCTCCATCGCCACCGACCCACGACTGGCACAGGTAGTATACTAGAGGAGCTGTCTTCTCCTGGGCCTCAGGATGGAAGTGAGTGCTTGACAACACTAATAAAGTCCCATATATTTAGGAAAAAGGAGAAAGAAGATGAATAAAAGCTGTAAGCAAAGAATAAAAGAAGAATGGAAAGAGCGTCAGCAGGATCTGCAAGATCCGCATTATGAGGCTCTTGCGTTTGATTATGTAGAACCCCATACTTTTGACAAGCAGCCAGAAGGCTACTGGCGCTGGCAGTTTAGTTGGGGCGGACCAGGTGACGAGCTTCGAGGTTTCGTAAATGAGCACAAAGAGCTGCATCGGCTGGAATATTGGTTCCTTGATTGGTTTGATGGTGCCTCTCTGCTGGTGAAGCCCGGGTCACAGCCGTGGACACAGATGCAGGAGATGATTCCGCATTAGCGTGGTTTATACTCTTTTGAAGTGGATTGTTATACTTGTGCTGCTGTCCCAGGCAGCACGGGTGATGCAGTGGATGGTCGGTATTATTCTCCATTAGCAAATTTTGCTACGCTTTTGCCAGTAACACACAACATGTGGCCCAGCCCAGGCAGCGGCATGCCAGATCTCGTGGTGACAGAAAGGTTATGTGTCGTACTGCAACTACGATTATGCGAGTTCGAATCTCGCCCACGAGTCCATTCTCCATTCTCCATCGGCTGACGCCAAAGGATCTAGCACCTAACGTAATGGAGCAGGTGATGCTGCCCGTGACCAGATGGTCGTGATTTTGTTCCTCTTATAAAGTGTTTGACTGTAATCCCATAATGTTGTTAAATAGAAAGTAGAAAGGAGAATGACATGTCAAACGATCTAACTTTAACTGACATCAAGACTGTCGTAGATGAAGCGATGAAGTCCGAAGTTCAAAAACTCAAGCGAGAAATCCTTGAGTCAACTTCTAATGACAAATGGACTAAAACAATCAACTACAAAGCAGTTTGTCAGCATATGGATTATGCTATCTTTGAGTTTGTCCAAACTAGTAATGATCCTAAAGTCAGAGCGTTCGGTCAAAAGTTAATGTCAGAACTTGCACAAAAGTTCGGCATAACCGAGCGTATCTAATCTCTAATCTGATCCTCCCTATTTGTGCATAGGGAGGATTTTTTTCTTACTTATCCACAACTAATTTACCACCTGTTGCGATCCTGAATTTAACTGGTAATACCTGGTAGAAGATTTCCTATTTGCCAAAAACCACCATATATAGTATGCTGCCATAGGGGGTACCCCCTAAATGCAGCGGCAGGTACTTGACTGCGAGAGGTCTAGCGAGTTTGACTCTGTCAGTCAGGGTCTAAAAAAATATGGAATCTATAGAATCACTAACTCAAGAAGAAGCGAGACTTTTAGCTCAAAAATTAAAAATAAAAAAATTAGAGTACTCTGTTCAAGAACAGTCACAAAAAAATTTTTTACCATTCGTAAGATCTGTTTGGCCAGAGTTCAAAGAAGGTTCACATCACAAAATAATTTCTAAAAAATTTGAAGATATTGCATCTGGTAAGTTAAAACGATTGATCATTAACATGCCACCAAGACACACTAAGTCCGAGTTTGCATCCTTTTTATTTCCTGCGTGGTTCGTGGGCAAAAATCCAAAAGCAAAGATAATGCAAACCACACACACAGGAGAACTTGCTATTCGCTTTGGACGTAAAGTCAGGAACCTTATGGAAACGCAAGAGTATAAAAAAATTTTTAAAACTGAATTACAACCCGATAGTATGGCAGCTGGTCGGTGGGAGACGGCTCAAGGTGGAGAATACTTTGCCGCTGGTACAGGCGGTGCGGTTACTGGTCGTGGTGCCGATCTGCTAATTATCGATGATCCACATTCCGAGCAAGACGCACTAAGCGACACGGCCCTTGATCAAGCTTATGAGTGGTACACCTCTGGTCCTCGTCAGCGTTTACAGCCTGGTGGTGCAATAGTTATTGTTATGACCCGTTGGTCCGTGAAAGATTTAACAGGGAAGTTGATGAAGAAACAATCAGAGATTAAAGCAGATCAATGGGAAGTGGTAGAGTTTCCTGCAATCATGCCTAGTGGTAAACCAGTATGGCCAGGTTTCTGGTCGTTACCAGAACTAGAATCAGTAAAAGCGTCACTCTCAGCAAGTAAATGGAATGCACAATGGCAACAGGCTCCCGTATCACAAGAGGGTAGTATTATCAAAAGAGAGTGGTGGCAGATATGGGAAGAGAAAGATATACCTGATCTACATCACATAATTCAAAGTTACGATACAGCTTTCAGTAAAAGAGAAACAGCTGACTATTCAGCTATTACTACATGGGGCGTATTTTATCCTAAGGCTAACAATGTACCACATTTAATACTCATGGATGCGAAGCGTGGTCGGTGGGACTTTCCTGAATTAAAAAAGATGGCGTACAAAGAATACAAGTACTGGGAACCCGAAACAGTAATCATTGAAGCTAAAGCATCAGGGCTACCCCTTACACACGAGTTAAGACAGATAGGAGTCCCTGTTGTAAATTTTACACCAAGCAAAGGACAAGATAAACATGTCAGAGTTAATTCAGTTGCACCGTTGTTCGAAAGTGGTATGATATGGACACCCGACACAAGGTGGTCGGAGGATGTAATTGAGGAATGCGCTGCGTTCCCTTATGGAGATCATGATGACTTGGTGGATAGCATGACACAGGCTGTAATGCGTTTTAGACAGGGTAACTTCTTAAGACTGAAGGATGACTATGTCGATGATCCGATGCCCAAGATTCAAAAAGAATATTATTAATGGTAGATAAAAACAGTTCTATAAAACCTATTTTCAAATCAATATTAGACACAGCGGTAGAGACTGTAGAAAGAGCAACTGAAATACCTTTCGAGGCAGCGTCAGATATAGTCGTGGAGCCAATCACAGGAATCCTGACCCCCGGAACAAATGAAGAAGAAAGAAAAAAAATTGCTGATGATATTTTTAAAAAAGATGAGATACGTAAAAAAATGCTGGAGGGCATTCAAATAAATGAGCTTGGAGGTCCCAGCAGAGTTGATGAGATATTAAAGTTACCACCAGATTCTTTAGAGCAACTTGCAGCTATAAGACAGTTGGAAAGAGATTTAGTTGATATGGGATATCCTGAAGTTAAAGGCATGGATATTATTAATTATTACAGAGAACTTATATTCGGACCAGAGTACGACATACACAAACAAGTCGCTGAAGGATCTGTAAGAATCTCAGAAATGAACAATGAACAACTAGGAAATTATTTTTTTGGATTTTTAACAGCAGCTGATGTGGGAGCCATAGCTGCCATCTCAGCACCTCTAAGAGGTATAATAACAAAAGCTTTAGACGAAAAAAATTTTATAGCATTAAAAAATATTGCAGCAAAATTTTTCCCTGATAAAACTGCACAAAATATTTCTAAAAATTTAAAAGGGACACAGGATCCTGAAACACTAGCAAAAGCACAAAAGGGTAAAGAAGATAAGATACAACAAAAAATAGCAGACCTTGAAAAAAATTTAAAACTTAAAGATCCTATTGCTTTTACTAATATGTACAAAACTTTAGGTGTTAGTAGTAACAGTTTACAAACATATA